ACAAACAACAACTCGCACAATCCTTATTCACTCCTGCTGTGGAATTGACTGAAGAAAAAGATGAGGATGAGGAAGAGGACAAAGACGAGAAGGACGAAAAAGACGAAGACAAGAAGGATGAAGACGAGAAGGACGAAGAAAAAAAAAAGTTAGATGAATCCGAGCAACTGGATGAGAGAGCCAAATATGATTATGATAGAGTCCGAGTCCATCCATCAAAAAGATCTAAGTATCAGAGAATATATGGGGCTAATTGGTTTGGCCGCTATCTAAAAGATAACCCAAAGGAGAAAGAGAAAGTTCGTATAAAGGAAGAATCTGAGCAACTGGATGAAGTGATGACTCGCAAGCACTTTCAACAAGTGGCTGATACGCTAAAAGCCATTCCTGATATGAAGAAGAGAACTGAATTGGCTCAACATCATGCCACTGTGTTCAAGCAATCGAATCCTCGATTTGACCACAGCCGATTTTATGCAGCAGCCGGAGTAACCGCACCAAAAGAGTAATGAACATATGAAAACGTTCAACGATCTTCGCACAAAAATCAACGAGTCCCCAGAACCGATTGAAGAGAATGTCGGGAATATGCCCCCGAATATTCTCATTCTTCGTCGGCAATCTGTGCGCCAATTTCCAGACCACACCATGGTTGCACTGTACTACAATGACAAACTCGATCAACATTTCAGTATCCCCTATGGATCATCAGTCACTTCTGTTGTCACTCCCACTTCCATGAAAGAAGAGACCGAACAACTTGATGAATTGTCCGATAGCACTCTAAAATCATATGTAGAAAAAAGAGGAAAACAGGTACGCGATTCTGTTGACTCTGGAAGTAGGAAAGCAAAATTTTCTCATTTTAGGGGGCTGGGGAAAGCAGGTACAAAACTTTTATATAAAGCCGCTTCCGGTACCTTGAAGGAAGGGGGAGAAGTCGAACAACTCAATGAAATCGACATGGGTAAGAAAGATCATGAAGTCCTCAAAGCCTTCTTGAACAAGAAACCCGGTTCCAGCAAAAAACTTTCAACCGATGGGAAGCGTCTTGATGGAAATTGGTTGGGGGGAAGTGGCATTGCTCATCACAGCGACAAGGGAGTGCATTTGAATGATCTTGGCAGTCGATCTGCTCAACAGGTTCATCGCGCTATCAAGAAGCACAATAGTTACGAATCACACTCCGATGTACCACACCACACCTTATTAGAAGATTTGGAACAATTAAGTGAAGGAACACTTGATAGACTTCGCCACATTCGAGACACCAAAGTAACTCGAAATGTCCCACATAATGATGGCACCACCACCATGAGTGTGACTCCCGAAGAGGCTCATGCTGTTTTGAAACATCATGGGAAATTAAGTGGGAAAGAGAAAGAAGACTTTGAACGCCAAATCCTATCTTCTAGACACACATTCAAATCAGCCTCATACGCCGCTCGCACGGGGAAAAAAGCATCACCTGGAATTGATCCCCAGAATATCAACGAAACCATAGAAAATATTCAAGAACTTCGCAAAGATACACTTATTCGGTATGTGCGTAGTGCGGTAAAAAATAAGGATTTTCTAGCAGCGAAGGAAAAAATGGGTCATGGAGATGGGGCAGATAAGAAGAGTGCCAAACGGACGCAAGGAATTCTACGAGCCACTACAAAATTAGAAGAAGAAGTTATCGAAGAGGGCGCAATCGAGCATTTACGGAACGTGGTGAATTCACATGGGTATGGTCCATTAAAGCATAAAGACGGTAAGCAAACCACTGTTGATGTGGTGACTGCGAATGCCTTGTTGACGGTTCATGACGCATTGAAGCCGGAGCACCAAGCCAAATTCGCTGAGCATCTAGAAAAATCAAAATCAACATTCCATAAAATGGTAGATTTCACCTGGAAAAACGTTAAGTAACATGGACCTCATTGAGAGCATTGCGAAGAAGAACTTTATCGAAGCACAGACCCAGATTCGTGCTGCTCTAAATACTCTGGTAGAAGAGAAGATCGCGGCATTAAAGGACAAATTGGCCAAAACGATATATGGACCTATCGCGGAAGCCAATATTATGAAGCAAGGGAGAACCTTGTTGATCCGCCGCCGAATCCGTAAGGGAAAGATCCAACGGAATATTCGTAAGTCTGCTGTGAAGGGGTTTACCCTTCGAGGTGGGAAAATTTCTAGAATCCCGGTTGCTCGGAGAATCAAGGCTCGAATCACTCAGCGTAGGGCCGCTCGAAAGAGAAGGGCTCACCTACAACAAACCATTCGCAAAAGAAAACTTTCACTTAGAAAGCGCAAAGCGATGGGAATTAAGTAAGAGGAACTACCAATGCCATACGAACTAATCAATAGACTTCGACAGCCTTCTTTACTCCGCGTTGTAGACGGAGCAACCCCCAATCTTACATTGTCCGCATTTTCTGCAAATGTGGGGACGGAGAATGTATCCAACGTCATGATTACATCAGTTAAGTGGAGTCTCCAGCCGACGATTGGCCAAATGCAAATTAGCCGAGATGGTGTGGTGGTATTAAATGTGGCTCAAAGTGGATTTTGGAGTCATGATGAATTGAACATCGCCAACAATTCCGGGGCGAACGTGTTGGTTACTATCACTGGTGGGGGCACCGCAATGATTGCTTGCAAGAAGACCGCAACCTATAACGTCGATACAGAAAAGATGTAATTTAGGAGTCCCATGAAACTGATTAAAGAGTGTGTTACAGAAGTCAAGTTCATTACCGAAGCCGATGAGAAAACCGGTAAAAAAGGATATTTCATCGAAGGCATTTTCATGCAATCGAATATCCCCAACAAGAATCGTCGGCAGTACAAGTTTGAGACCTTGCAGCGGGAAACCGAGCGATACAACAAAGAGTATATTCAAGAGAATCGGGCTTTTGGGGAACTTGGACATCCTAATTCTCCCACAATTAACTTGGAACGTGTTTCCCACATGATTAAGGTCCTTCGCCCGGAAGGAACCGATTTCTACGGAAAAGCCAAGATCCTCGATACTCCATACGGAAAAATTGTTCAGAACTTTTTAGATGAGGGGGCTCAGATTGGTGTCTCTACACGAGGATTGGGTTCAGTAACACCCGGACCCAATGGAATCAGCCTTGTGGAAGACGATTTCCAGTTGGCAACCGCCGCCGATATCGTTGCAGATCCCTCAGCCCCAAATGCCTTTGTACAGGGCATTATGGAAGGGCGGGAGTGGGTGTATGTTGAAGGTCGATACCTTGAACAAGATATTGACGCCGCTAAAAAGGCTATCTCGAAAGCATCAAGTCGAGATTTGCAGGAAACCGCAGTGAAGTTGTTTGCCGAGTTCATGAGAAAGTTGTAAGTCAAAATCTGGGTTTTTATAAATAATCACACGTACTCCAAGGAGACCTTACATGAAAAAGAATTCATTGTTAGAATCAGCCGCAGAAATTTTGAAGCAGAGTCAGGGTAACGCACCCAAGGAACCGATGCATCCAGCACCGGGCACTGTTCAAGATCTTGGCGGAACCACCACTCAGACGAATGTTCAGAAGCCGCTCGATCCAGGGACTTCTCCAGCCACTCCTCCCGGCCAAGCCCCAGACTCAAGTAAGAAAGCCCCATTACAGAAAGTTGCCAATGGCGCAACAGAAATTGATCCCCTCGAACAGGGTGATGATGTTGAAGGCGAAGCCGCAGAACGTAAGGCTCGTATTGAAGCCGGTCTTGCAGCCGGTGACCTCAAGGAAGAAGAAGACGCCGCTGAAAAATTCAAGCAAGAGTTAAAAGAGGATGTTCAGAAGATTTTGTCATCCGAAACAGGACTCTCACCAGAATTTGCCGCAAAGATTGGAACGATCTACGAAGCCCGTGTTATCGACAAACTCAGTGCAATTGAAGAAGAATTGACCGAGGAATTTAATGGTCAGTTGGAAGAAGCCGTTCTTCAGATCCGTACTGATTTGACGGAACAAGTCAACGATTATCTCAACTATGTTGTCGAACAATGGGTGAAGGACAATGAGTTGGCAGTTGAACAGGGCATTCGCACTGAGTTGACTGAAGAATTTATCGAAGGTCTTCGTAACTTATTTGCCGAACATTACATTGATATCCCAACAGAAAAAGTCAATGTCGTTGAGGAATTGGCAGCAAAGATCGAAGAATTGTCGGGTCAGTTGAACGATCAAGTCGGTAAGAATGTGGACTTGCAGAAGCAATTGACCGAAGCCAAGAAACAAGAAGTACTAAAGAATGTCTGTGAAGGATTGACACAGACGCAAACTGAGAAAATCAAAACACTCGCAGAGAGTGTCGATTTCACCGCAGAAGGTGAGTACACTCAGAAAGTAACCACAATCCGAGAGAATTATTTCCCAACAAGCCAGCCAAAGAAGGTTGATGCCAAGGTCTTGACTGAAGCATCCGAACCATTGGCCGGTGACGAGAAGAAGCAACCAGTTTCTTCAGATCCAGAAGTTGCTGCAACAGCAGAAGCATTGAAACAGATTTTCAAGTAAATTAAACTACTCAAAAAAGGAGTTACTACTATGTTTTTATCAGAAGATTTAGAGAAAAAGTGGGCAACGGTTCTCGATCATGAGAATCTTCCTGCGATCAAGGATAAGCACCGCCGCGCCGTTACTGCCATTATGTTGGAAAACCAAGTAAAGGCTGTACGCGAAGAACAGAAGATGTTGATGGAAGCCGCACCACTTAACGCAACGGGTGGTGGATTGACGGGTTCCGCAACTGCAACTGGTCCTATGGCCGGTTACGATCCTATCCTCATCAGCCTCGTTCGTCGTTCACTTCCGAATTTGATTGCGTATGATGTGTGCGGAGTGCAGCCAATGACCGGTCCTACGGGATTGATCTTCGCAATGCGTTCCAACTACGCCAACGCAACCAACCGTTTGGGTGAAGCATTCTATGACGAAGCCAACACCGGTTTCACTGGTGATGGTACAGCGCAGACCGCCATTTCATTGGCCGCAGATACCTCTTTGGGTAACCAGAACGTATTTGCAAGCACAGTGACCACTGGTGCTGGTATCTCCACAGCAACAGCGGAAGGTTTGGGTTCAAGTGGTGGACAGGCATTCAGCGAAATGGGCTTCTCCATTGAAAAGGTTACCGTTACTGCAAAGACTCGTGCTTTGAAGGCGGAATACTCATTGGAATTGGCTCAGGACTTGAAGGCCGTTCATGGATTGGATGCTGAAACGGAATTGAGCAACATTCTCTCCGCAGAAGTGTTGTCAGAAATCAACCGTGAAGTTATCCGCACGATCTACACCGTTTCTAAGGTTGGTTGCCAGGTTGGTACTACTACCAAGGGTACCTTTGACTTGGACGTTGACTCGAACGGACGTTGGATGGTGGAAAAGATCAAGGGTCTTGGCTATCAGATCGAACGTGAAGCCAATGCCATCGCTAAGCAGACTCGTCGCGGTAAGGGCAACATCGTCATCTGCTCGTCAGATGTCGCCAGTGCCTTTGCTCTTGCAGGAGTTCTCGACTACGCGGGTGCATTGAAGGATAACGTGAACCTCAATGTTGACGATACAGGCAACACCTTCGCCGGTACCTTGCTTGGCCGTTACAAGGTTTACATCGATCCGTACTTCCCAGCAGTTCAGACATCAGAATTTGCCGTGGTTGGTTACAAGGGTCAGAATCCATTTGATGCAGGAATTTTCTACTGCCCATACGTTCCTCTCCAGATGGTTCGTGCTATCGATACAGCAACCTTCCAGCCAAAGATCGGGTTCAAGACTCGTTACGGCTTAGTTGCTAACCCGTTTGCAGAAGGATTGACTCAGGGTTCAGGTGCCTTGACATCCAAAGCAAACATGTACTACCGCGCATTCAAGATCAGCAACATCGCCTAAGCGGTTGCTTGATACCTGCCCACAGAAGAGGGGAGCCTACACCGGGCTCCCCTTTTTTATTGTTGACAAAATACTCCTAAATAGGATATACTGGTCCCAAAGGAGTATGTTATGAATCTGATTAAAAAACTTAAATGGGCCGCATTTTTATTGGTTGCTTTGATCGGGTGTACAGAAATTGTTCTCCACGAAAAGAAAGTTACCCCCAACCCTAAGATCAACTATACCCAGATACTAACTCATTGGGCCAATGGACTCCACAAAGGAATCCAACATGGATATCATGTTATGGAAGTCCGCAAGCCAGCGACCAATAAAGACACATTAGTGTTTATGGTAAGAGTCTATTATCACGTAGATGCAGATGCATTCATCGAATATCATGTTGTGGCGATTGATTCTGTTGGGAAAATTGTGTTGTCGGAAAATATCACACCCCCAGAATACATCAACCCAGAGTATGAAGAAGATGCCGAAGATAAATTACGGCATGAAGTATAGGAGATAAGTTAATGGCTACTCCAGGTGTTCCACGAACCCCAACAAACCCAAATATTCTTCCCTCGAATAAGTTTGCTTTACAGATTACATCATTGCCAGATGTCCAATATTGGTGTCAGACCGTCAATATTCCTGGGATCTCAGTGGGTGAAGCCCTCCGCAATACCCCATTTACCGATCTCTGGTCCCCTGGTGATAAGGCCATCTATAACCCCCTATCTGTCACGTTCATCATCGATGAAGACTTTAGGACATGGTTCAGTATCTTTGATTGGATGACCTCATTAGCATTCACAGAACGGTTTGACCAGTATAGAAGTTTGGCCCATAGAATCGATGCTGCGAACAAGAAGATGCCCCAATTCTCTGATATGAGTTTGACCATATTAGATGCTAAACAAGTTCCTAACATTCGAGTGTCCTTTAAGAACTGCTTTCCCGTTTCTCTCAGTGATATCATTTTATCAACCACCTTTGACCAGGAGGACACTTTAACATCGGACGTGACATTTCGGTATGATGTTTTTCACATTGAGCGAATATAACATGAGGTACTATGCTACTCGATATCAAAAATCCATCCTCAGAACAAGTTGACTCCCTCCTAGACGAGTGGAAAAAAGACGCCAAAATTGATAAACTCGAACCTTCTAATGAATTGAAGCGTAT